TCCACATCGCAAGTATAGCCGCAAGATACCTCCCGCTTGCCCGCTTCCAGCTTGTCGATTACGTCCTGATCGGCGAAAAGCATTGGCACATAGATAAGTCCGTTCGCCTCATCCTTGCGAATGCTTTCACCCGTGTACCCCGCCGAATACTTGCGCCAGTTGGCAGCGGTCACGCCTTCCTTGGGGTGGTCATCGGTAACGGGCTTGTGCGGAATCGTGCGCAGATAGCCATCCGCAAAGACGGCTTCGGGCGGGCGGTACATGCGGACCACGGGCATATCAGGCCTGCCCACTTCCCAGCCCGCGTAATCCTGTAGCCCCGTGCGCGCAACCGGCACTTCCGCCACCTTGTAGCCATCGGCGGTCGTGCGAATGCCTGTTACCGGCGCGCTGTCAATAAATCGCAATTCCATTTGCGAAGAATAGCGTTTTTTTGTTGACATGCGAAGGGCAGCGTGGAATATACAAATGCGAGGCCCGCCGTGGGGCCGATTCTAGTCTGGCCTAGATAAGCGACACGCCAGCGTCACAAGCAGGGTAGAGCCTTAGGCCGGAACAGCTAGACACGATGTTGCACACGGAAATTAGCCGGAGGACAATATGCCACAAGCTAGTGTAGAACTCACTGATCGGATGATTGCTCGTTTTGGTGATGAATATTTAGAAAATGGCCCTCTTGAATACCTTAATGCGTGCGGATATCGCCTAACCCCTCAATGGGAATGGCGAAAAGAGGGCGTAACCGATTTGCGCCAAATGACGCGCGATGAGTTCGAATGCCTTCTTTTTATGGCTCACGAATGGGATTATGGCGGGCTTGCCAAATAAACCACGCCCCGCAACTCAATAAGAGCGCGGGACGCAGCAACCTGATATTCTAGCCTAATGCGCCCCGCCTAGCCAGCGGGGCTTTTTCGTCGGAGTGCGTAGCGCAGACGGTCGATGGTACATCGTTCGTGCGCGTATAGCATTTGCTACTCCTTTACGTTGTGATTCGGTACACTGCGATCGGCATGGAATACGACGCGCCAATGCCAAGCAACGGCGTATAGTAGCCCACGCTGATATTGCCAGCACTGGCTGGGTAAACGTTGATGACCTCGCAGCCGGTCGTTGGCGCAGCCGTTGGCACGAAAACAAGTCGGTCAGTCGTGGTTACGCCCGTCATCGCCACCGTGCGGCGCTTCATGCCCACAGCGAGGCCCACTAGCAGCGTTTCGCTGAAGTTGAGCGTGCCGACTAGTTCCAGCCTTCCCGCCGTGGGAATTGTGGGCTTGTCGGTCAGGTCGTTGTACGAATGCGTGTGCGCTGCGGGTGCAAAGGTCGCGGGGATGCCCGTCAGACTCGAATAAGCGTGCGTATGCGCCGATGGGGCGAACGTTGACGGAATGCCCGTCAATTCGCCGTATGCGTGCGTGTGGGCGCTAGGCGGGAACGCGCTGGGCTTTCCCGTAATATCCGCCCATCCGTGCGTATGCGCGGCAGGAACGAACGCGCTAGGCTTTCCTGGCAGTGCGTCCCACGTTACGTTCGTGCCGACCAAGAACGGACCACGGATCACAGGCCGCTCCCGTAGATCAGTTCCAGCTTGGCGTCGGGATACAGGGTAGCGCCATTCGCTCCGGTAATCGGATAGCCCGGACGCGCCACAGCGATAACGGAAACGAATGATGGGAACGCCGTTCCAAACACGCCCATGAAATACGGCGGCAGGAGGTAGTCTTTAGCCTCAGCGGCCCTATTCGCTTGCGCTGGATCGTTGATATTAAGCGGCGTGCCCGTTGCCCGCACCCAGATAGGATAACTGTTGATGACCATGACCGTAGTCACGCCATCGGGTAACGGCTGCACGTCCACGACGCTTGCAGTGGGCAGCGCTGGCACGATTACCGGGTCAACCCCAGGCTCTTTGCGGAATGCGAAAAGGTTGGTCTGCACGCTCATTGCTTGACCCACCCGCTATCGCTGACTTGCTGGCCGTTTTCGTACATGAATGTCTTGACCCACGTATTTACGCCATCGGTCACAGTATCGCTATGCACCTGTCCAGCGCCGTAGTAGGTGTAGGTGTGTGCCTTGTACGTGGGCACGGGATTGCCGTTTGTATCCATGTCGGCGTTCATGGCAGTGGGCGCATTCGAACCCGCGCCATCCGTTTCCACCGCCTCGCGAATGGTGCCCGCACTATCGCGGTACAGCTTCGTGGTAGGTAGAGCCAACGCAAAAACCCCTTTGCAACCAATGGCTTTAGACCATAGCGCAAAGGGGTTTGGTTGGGTAGGGTTTGGTAAAGTTATACGGTGCCGTGGGCTTCGATATACCCAGCCAAAGCAGCCATCTTATCCAATTCTTCCTCAAGGCGCTGCATCTCAATCAGCGCCATGTGCTGCGCTACGTCCTCTCCGTACATGTATCCGACGCTGCTCATACCAGATACCCCAACAGCGCAACGATGCCCACGATGCCAATCAGGATCGACGGAATGCCGTTCGCACGTGTATCAAGGCCGCTGACACGGGCAATGTAGATTGCGCCGCCCGTCAGCAGGATAACGATTAGTGCGTATAGTAGTATGTTCATTTATTGGCCCTTGTTGCAAGCCCATCCCCATTCGTGGGCAATGGGGTTTTGGGGGTTATGAAAGATATCGGCAACCTGTCCGCCAGTCTGCGGTAGGCGTACAAGCCCAGCCTCTAGCGCCCGCATGATGGCCCGCGCACCGTCAGCGGTGGTCCAGTCCATATCCATGCTGTCGTCCAGCACGTCGGTAAGCCATTCCTCGGTTATAACTTCAGACGCGAGCATCGATAGGCCTCCGGACAATCAGGTTGGGATTGGCGCGCTGGTCGAACGACACGACGTTGCCGTCATCAAATAGGCGGTCTGCATCGCGGGCCGGGTCGTAGCTGTCGCAGGTCGTCGCCAAGCATCCGGTCCACTGACCGTCTTGCGATCGGTCAGCATTGGCGGGACAGACGGTGAAGCGATCCCCGCACGCCTCGCACTGATAGGCATCGACTGCCGTGCCGTATTCGTTTCTAGAAACTTCAATAAACATCACACCCTCCATAAAGCGTCAACCCTATACCGGATTGCAGTTGTCGTCAATCAAGAATCCGCATGGATTAGGTTGTCTAACGCGCTTTCTAGCATCGAACCATCGAGCCGTCGATTTGGGCGAATCGTGGGCTTTCTCGTTGCGGTTGCGCGGATTAAATTGGATTACCGTCATCATCGACGCCCTCAATCTCAAATACTGCCCGCGCACGGCACCCGCAACGAATCGGAATGCCGGGCATGTCATCGGCAGGAATCACTTCGTCGCCGCCCACTTCCTTGCGCGTTTTCCAATCGTACCGCTTTCCATTACGGGCTTGATGCCACGGCCTGGGGTGCGCTTTCCGAGAATGAACCCACTCGAACACCGTAATTCCAGCCTCTAGCTGGCGCTCACGATCCAGCGCCGCGCTGATCTTTTGAAGCTCAACCGACGCGATTAGCAGCGAACGCTTACGCCCAAAGCCCGTGATAACCGCAAGCTCTTTTGCTACATCACGAGCGGGCAATCGCTGGTTAAGCCCGCGAAAGACGGCCTCGGTCATCCGGTCGCGTTGCTGATCGTTCACACTGCGCACAAGCGCCAGATTGGACCGGATAGTAGCCTGCACAGTCTGCTCAACATCGCCCGCATACAGCATCGTATCCACATCGACACCCGATGCGCTCAGGATCGATCCGCGCCACTTCGACCTATGCCAGCGCTCAAGCTCCGCGCTCCAAGATTGGAACGCAACCTCAATCGACAGGAACACGCGCTCAAACCAGCTTGCCTCGCTGTCGATCGCGGCTTGCAAGTCGTCAATGCTGTCTTTCATTTCGATTGACCAAGGTCCATCACCCGAACGTATTTCTGCGTCAGTAACGCGAAACATTTCCCGCCCATACGCCTCCACAAGCCGCCCACGCGCGCCCTCCCAATGCCGAATGACACGCAGGTAGATACGCAGCAGCGCATCGCGGTCGCGTGCCAGTGGATCGGGCGTGCCAAATGTGAATTGGCGACGCTTGGTTCGGGCGCGTAGGAGGGCGGGGAGGTTATATTTCATTTAACGTGCTGGTACAAATGCCACACAAATGGCCCTTCCTGGCAAGTCCCGATGTGCCACACATCGCCATCAATGTCATGGCCGGTTCCGACGATCTCAAAGCGGTATTCTAGCATTTCCTCGTTGGGGTGATGCTCTGCCCACACAAAGGGCTTGCCGCCCTGAAACCCGAAATGCACTGGATCGCCCTGCATCCCAACTAGGGTCACACCCATATCCAATTCGTGCTTATAAACACGCATAACCGCCTCCTACTATTCAACAGCCTCCCCCGTACCCCCTTGCACGGTCGCTGTCAATTCCCCTTCGCTCTCATCGGGCATTTCTTCCAAAGCCTTTTTCAGTTCCTTCATGCCCTCATCAAGCCCAGGGAATTGCCCGCTCTCGACCATGGCGTTCGCCAGCGATTCCAGCACTGGCTCCTGCGGCATACCAGCATCAATCGCAGTCTTGACCGTTTCAGCAGCCAGCTTGACCTCTGCCAGAATCTCGGATGGCGAGCGCTCGCGAATGGCCCCGAAGTCCCACCACAGTTTGTCCGGACGATTGCCCAAGGCCGAACGCAGCAGGATTTCATCGAGATAATCGAGCGCAGGCCGCAACTGGCCTTCCCGCCAGCCATCCAGCGTGCGCTCCCAATTCTGCAAGTCGCCATCACCGGTCGCGTTCATGCCATCGGGCGACTTGCCCAACAGTACGGTCGCGGGCATGGATGCAGCACCCGCCACGATCGCGATATAACCGTTGATGACCTCGACCACATTCGAAAGGCTAAGCTGACGACTTTCCCAAGTATCGGCAGCATCCTTGATGACCGCATTATGCATCGACTTGAACAGGTTCGATGCCGTGAAGCGCCGGATAAGTTGCGCCTCGGTCTCGGCAGTCTGAAAGCTGGTCGTAAGGTCGGGGATGCCCCAGATATCCACCTTGGCTTCGAGGATCAGCGAGGCAAGCCCATTCTGCGCCGTATCCGCATTGCGAATAGCCTCGTCTACCGCATCCAGTTCGCTATCGCCCCAGAACGCATCGACATCGTTGTTACCCCTACGCGGCACGTATCGGCCCTTAAAAGGGATAACGCGCGATGGGTGCAGCTGCACCATATCCGACGTGCCAACGATTTCGTAGTATTCCGGCTGTCCGAACAGCGGGCTACCAGGATCGCGATTGATCGGCCCTAGCGATACATCATCGCGGCACATGACGTGCAGGTACGCAAGGCTATCCTTGCCCAGCCCCTCGACACGCAAAGGCTGGTCCACATTGCCCTGCATCGCGCCAATGACCAGCAGCCCGCCGCCCATCCGCCCAAGCCGCAGAGCCTCTTCCAGCTTCGCCCACAGCCCCAGCTTGCGTTCAGCTTCCTCGACCGCGCCAATGTCGATGTCATCCGCCTGCCATGCGCGCTTAGGGCGGGCCATCTCGGCTGCGGGCAGATCGACTACCTTGCGCGCCAACCACGACGACCGGTAACGTGCCTCGACCTCATGCCAGCTTAGCTTACGGAAGCAATAGCCCGCGCCCGTGCGCTTATCCGCGCTGGTGCCGATGCCCGATGCAATGGAAACTAGGCCGTCGCTGAATGTGTGCTGCATGGGCGTGACCGTAGCACAAAAAACCCCGGCTTGTTAGGGCCGGGGGTTGGGGTCTTTATGATGCTCGCCGCTTGCAATGCGGTCCGCTACCGATTTGTAATAGCCGCGCATCTCGCTATCGCGCGAATACCATTTGCCGTTTACCGATTCGCCGCCTTGCCGAAGCCACGCAATGATCGCATCGCGCTCGTCTTCAACGCCTTCATCGTATGTCATCAGCACCCTCCAAAACTAAAGGGGCCAGCTACAAGCTACTTAGCCCAGCACGTCGCGCCGGAAACCCCGAGCAGTGTGGATGGAATGGACACTGTAGCCACCGCCTATCTCTAGACGCCCCAGCTTGAGCCTAACGGCATCAGAGGCAGGTTCCTTTAGCGGGGATTGTTTCCGCACCACGCTATTGTTTCTTATCGCGATTTTTGCCCCCTGTCAATACTCAGCGGGCTTGCGGGCGGAACCAAGAAAAATAACTTCTGGCTCATCGTCGCGGTAAATCTTAATCCAACCTTGGATGGTGGCCTCAATGCAATCACGCTCAAGCTGCCAAAAAGCCCCGCGAGCCGGGCTGTTGCGGCGGCTCCAAATCTTGATCGTCTTAGCCATTGCTATTTCCTCCGTTGTTGACCCCTTGTACCCATGCCGCACATAGGGGTCAACAACTATTTTCAATTATTTTGCATTCTCCCGCGCAGCCTTGATCGCCAGCGCAATAGCCTCTGCATCGCCCACGATCGACTTGGCTAGGGTCAGGTCGGGGTCGGGGTCCAGTTCGGCTAAGATGGCGCGGGCTTCGACGCGCTTGGACGTGATATCTTGATAGATCGTGTGTTCAGCAAGGTTTTTGACCAACGTCACCATCCGCTCAAACAACTCAGGCGCAATGGCGGGCGCGGGCTGTTCGGTGCGCTTGCGGTAGCCGATGATGTCGTAATATCCCTCACCCTTGCGCGACCATCGGCCAATCCAACTGCTCTTTTGCACATTTCGATATACATCCAGGACTTCACCCCCATCCCAATCCGCAGGCGCACTCTCGCCACCCGGCCAATAGGTGAAGCCGCGCGAGGTTGCCTTGTAGTAATCGTGGGTGGCGGGGAGTTTAATAGCGCGTACCATGTTGCACCCCGCTTCTGGCGAAAACCAATTTTCACTTCCGTCATCCCCGGAAAGGTGGCTTAGTTTATTGCGATCCTCATAGCCGTCAATTGAAACGGACCAAACTTGAAGATCGCCGGTTTCATCCCGCAACCACTCAGGCCGCTTGCCATCCACTGCAATCTCAGCACCCCATTCAATATCAGTCATTTTGCTTCCTCCGTTTGTGTTGGTGTGATTAGCGGATCGACGCACGGGCAATGTCAACTACTCTTTGCGGTACGTTGCCAATAACCTCATAACTTGAAAGTCGATGACCCATAAGGCGCTCTTCGCTTGTGGCAATGATGAACTCACGCCCATCAAGCAGCTTGCCTCGCGCCGTCGCACGGTTGATCGTATCAACCCTGTCGCGCAGATCGATCATTGCGCTGTCCATACGTTTACAAAGAATTGCGTGCATAAATTCTCCTATGATTGCCATGCCTTGCACATTGGGCGTAAGCCGTCAAGCGAAAAACGACAAATCGTACTTACCCACCAACGGATGATACGCCATCATGACGGCATCCGCCCGGTTAGGCGATTTCGCACCATCTGGCGACTTGTCCACCATCGTCTTGCCGGTAGCACTCAGCTTATGCTGCGGCTGGCTTAGTTCGTCCTGCAACTCGCGCAGCTTGGGCAGGTCGCGCGGAATGCTGATTAGCATATCCTTGTCGTACGCCCGCCCCTGCCGTGCCAGCCATGCGTTCTCGAACCGCTTGCGAAGGCCGAACCATCCCTGACACTTAAGATTGTGGTATTGATCCTTGTTCTTGGGCGACTTGGGATTAAGCGGGTCCGTGCGCTTCTCAGGATCGGTCACAGCCGCACCGCCATTCCACGCCACCAGTGATATACCCTTGGGCCGTTCGCCCCGCGCGCCCATCTCCGACCAGCTTGACGTAATGCTCTCGCCCACGCCTACCGGATCGTACATCAGGTCATGCACATCCAAATCATCGCACGTCTTGAGCGCCTTGCGTAGCGTCTGCCAGCCGTCCAGCCCATTCCACACATCGAGCGACCAAAGTTCAATCCCCTTGCGCACAGCAAGCGCGTTTTCGTCGCCGCCATCCTCACCGCCTGCTACGTCTAGCGCGCCGTACATGCGTCCATCGACCGCCAGGCCCAAGTCCTGTGCCAGCCCCACAGCCGCCTCGACCCATGCGGGCGGAATGACGACCTTGCTGCCCATCGACTCGTATCCGCCTAGCCAGACGTGGGCGTAGTCCTCGTAATCGAGCGCCTTGGCCGCTTCGGCCTCATCGATCATGACTTGCGGGCAGAATGGGTTATCCGTGTAGTTCGCATGAACCAAAACGGCGCGCTCCTTGTCGTGCCATGGTATCAGTTTCTCGACTGGATCGGCGCGACGGCGCGGGTTCCACGTAAAAAGCAAGCGGGAACCGGGCGCGCGGATAGTTGGCACCAACAGCTTGATAGAGCGCTCGCTAAGGCTGCTCGCTTCTTCGGTCCACGCAATATCCACCGCCTCGAAGCCCTTAATGGATTCCGCGTTATGCGACTGCATACCGATAAAGCTGAAAGACCCACCCCCCGGCCCGCGTATTTCGTCACGCATGACCTCGAACAGATTGCCCACACCTAGCGCTGCAATCTTGTCCTCAATCAGCTTCTTTGCCGATTCCTTTAGCGATTTCTGCGTTTCGCGAACACACAGCACTCGCAAGCCAGGATTGGTAATAGCTTCTTCTACAAGCCACTCAGCGGCAAAGTGGCTCTTACCGCTAGAGCGGCCACCCCGAAGCCCGTAGTACCGTAGGCCGGGCTTCAGCATAGGCAGGAATACGCGAGGCGTAGGTATGACTAAAGTTGTCACGCACCAGCCTTGCTTACATCCACTACTTCACGCTTGATTGAAGAAATTGGACCGCCATCAGGACCACTAACTTCCTGCTTGTCAACTAGCATACCAAGAACTTTTGCCTTGCCCATGCTTGCGGTAATAGCAGCAGCGGCAGCACCCTTCTCGCGAGCAAATTCACGATCAGCATCCAACTGCTTAATCATGTCTTGCAGCGTAAATTCTGCTTGCTTTGCAGCCTTGGTTTGTAGTTGAGTAATGCGGATAGTGATATCAGGCTTGGCGTACAACTTGGAAGCGCCGCTAGGATTACTGTTGTACCCAGCAGCAATATATGCTTCATTTACACCCATGCCTTTCGCCATGTTCTGGCAAAAGGCTTCGTGCTTGGCATTGAGGAGTGGTAGTGCTTTCATTGGTAAAAATTGGCCCTAAACATTCCCCAAAACCCACTCATCGACACCCTCATGGGCAGCAATGCGCTTCATGATATCCGCCTCTACATACCATTCATCCATCCCCTTGTCAACGGCAAGGGCGATCAGGTCCACCGGCTGCATGATCCGCGTTCCCCGATATGCCATACCATCGGCCCGCACCGAACACACCCAGCCCCCGTTACGAGGCTCCTGAAACCACGCACAGGCCGCGTGCAGGTCATCCACATCATGCGGCAGAATCACGATAGGCGCAGGCTTGGGCTTGGGCTTCGGCTTCAGCGAGGCGATGTACGCAGCCCGCGCTTCCTTGATGCCGGGGCATTCGGCCACCCATTTGTTGATTAGGGTCTTGTGCGCCCGGTAATACTCGCACGAGGCATCGCGCCCAATCTCGACGTACGTAGTCCAAAAATCCGATGGCCGCTCACGATGGGCCATCATTCATCTTCCTCAAGGTCAATAACGACAAAAGGATGGGGCATCGATAGCGACACCCCATCCAGTCTTTGACGCTCGCAATGTCCGCGAATGTCGATGACGTTATCCGCCTGAGCGATCAGCGCATTGCGCATCGGCTCATCGAGTTCCCGCATAGCCCGTGCTGCCCAGTCATCGGATTTGGTATCTGCCATGGATTGTTCTTATGACGGGCTATGCGTCGCATGTCAAGTCAGCGAGGGTTGGCGCGTGCCCATGCGAAAGCCACCGGCAAAAAGTTTTCTAGCCGTTTAAAATTCGCATTGGCGTAATATTCTTTCCCAAGGCGCTCGGCAGCCTGCTCATCAGTTTCCGGTTCGCCCAACTCAGGAAACCGCGCAATCGCCGCTTCCTTGAACGCCCGCAGCGATTCTAGTTCATCGTTGGCGGGTTCGACGCGGTTGCGGATAGTCCAATCAGAATCACCCACCCAGCTACTACCGTCCGAGTTATATGTAAAAAAAGCATTCTCGCCAGGAGTGTCCAAAAGTGTATACATGCCCTGATTTTGGCTTCTTTTGTATTCAGGGTCAAGTTCCACTGACACAACCCGCCCGTTCACATGCACAGCCTCAATAGGCTTCGTCCAATCAACCATCACAACCTCCTATCAAATCACACGCCCATCGTTCATGCCATCGAGCCGACCAGCCATGTACGCGGTGCACACGGTAAACACAACCGTCCGCGTATCGCTATCAAGTCCAGCGTTCGCCATGGCAACGCCCATGCTATCGATCACCTCTTTCGAACCCTGCCCAGCCTTGACCCGCTCAGCCATCCGCCGACAGATCGGCACCAACACATCGCTATCGACGAACTTCGCATCGGCCACAACCGTCTCGGTCTGTGCCAGTGCGCTAACCGGCATCGCCAACGCGGCTACCGCAATCATCAGTTTCGTAATCATGTTCAACCTCCTCTTTCTGCCCACCTCCTATGCCCGAACCATGCCCGCAGGTCAACCGCAAAATTCACACCCAAATGAGTTTTCCACTTTTCACAACCCCTATGCTAAAAGAGGGGGAGAGGGGAGGAGGGGAAGCCTCCCTACGCGTGCGCGCGCTCTATACTATACCATACCCCTTAGTGAAAAGGTGAAAACTATTTGTTATGTATATTCAATCACTTAGCTGTACCCTTTTTACCTTATCACAACCCGTTTTTGCCTTTTCACAACCAAAATCAGACTGTCACAAATCTGTAACAAATAGTTGTCACTCCGGTTGTGAAAACTCCTCTGGCTGTGATAACCCAGCCATGAAATAGCGCGCCGATGGTCTGCCTGTCTTGGGCTTGTGAACCACCTTGTCAATAACGCCACGGGCTTCCAGGTCATCGAGAATCTGGCTGCGCTCCGGTCCACTGATCCACCCGCACTTGCGTCCGATAACCGACAGCGTAGCACCATCTGCTTCAGCACCGCGAATGGATGCCTCGACCGCCTTGGCCTTGGCCTCGTACTCGTTCTCGGAAACGTTGCCAGCGACCTGTTTGATGAACTCCTGCACCGATCGATAGCTAAGCCCCCAGCCCCATTCCATGTGCCGCTTGGTAAGCATGGGCGCTGCCGGGTTTTCCGATACCGCCATCACCAGCGCCAGCTTCATGGCATTCTCAGCCAGTCGCCTGACGAACGGGCGCATCTCGCTATCGGTCACATTCTCCATCTCAAATTGCCGGAGGCGCATCTGGTACTCGAACTCATCGGCTTCATTGTCGGCAAATTCGACCCTGTAGGGGTTGCAGGCGGTTGTGGACCCTTCGCCCATGGGGAAGGCGTTATGGCCCTCAGCGCCCGCCCTGACGGCCTTTACGGCGTCCAGCAGGCTATCTGGGTACACCGGGCGCTGCAAGCGCCGTGGCGGCGGCTCGTTGGGCCGCTCATCGACAATCAGGATAAAGCGCGGCAACAGCCCATCGGCCACGCTCCCCTTGGTCAGCTTATCCCAGAAAGATTCCGGTGTCGCCACGCCGTATAGCCCAAGGCATGGGCGTACCAGCAAATTAGTGGGCCTGTCCTTGTTATTGGCGTACATCGCGCCTTTGACCGTCTCATCGGCGGCGGAATACATTTTGAGCAGTACGTTGATAGCCTCGCGCAGATTGCCGCGTGGATCGTGCATGGCTGCTACCAGCTTGCCCATTTCATCGATAGGCAGATAGATCGATGGATAGGTTTCGAGCGCGGTCATAATACCCCGCCCCGATACCACCTCCGAACCGCCCACGAGGTTCTCAAGCCGCGCATTGATAAGCACGCTGGCCGGTGCCTTGACGGGCAGGTTCTTGCCCGATCCCGATGCCGACAGCGCGACCGTATAGATATTAGTCATAAGCCCGCTGGGCGTCTGATAGAGCCTGCCAGCAGCAGCCGCGAACAACGCAATAGCCGAACCCAAGGCAAGCTCAGGGCGCGGGCTGGGCGCATATCGGATAATGGTGTCCACCATCTCCTTCATGCCGCCCCGTAGTGGCGTGTACCAGTCGAACGCGCCTTCTTCTTCGGGAGTAACCGACATTGCACGGGTATCCCGTACCTTCTCGGCCTTCGCCAAGCTGTTCGCCACCAGCTTGCTAAAATCGATCAGCGCGGGAACTTCGGGCGCTTCATCGGCTTCTTCGATATCCTCGACACCCCTTGCCCGTCCGATTGCCCGCTTGACCGCGCGCAACGGGTGCTCCTGGTCGATGAAGTGGGCACTGGCAGGGTTGGCGGGGTTTAGTAACAGCCCTGCAACCTGGACATCGGTCAAATGCTCGCGCACGGCTTCACACGCCGCATGATAGCCGTAAGCGCTACGGTCATCACCTTTGGGCTTCTCTAGCGCCCTGCGCAGCGGGTGGAACGGCGTTAGCCCAAGGTCATCGGCAGTCAGCAGTTCGTAGTCGCCCACTTCCACCAATGCGCGTTCTGCCGCTTCCGTAATCTCTGCGGGCGGGAAGAATGCGGCCAGTTCCTCCGGTTCGTAAACCTGCCCCGTATGCTCCATGATAACGCTTGCCATTGCTGGCTTGCGCCCACGCGCCTCTTTGACAAGGCTGGGCCAGTTGACCGCCCCCGGTACGCGCATAAGCCGATCTATGTTCTGGCACGAGTCCGCACTGAACATGCCGCGCACCTGCAAGTTGATGCGCTCGATGCTATCGAGATTGGCGCAATCGCCATCCAATTCCCAGAAACTCTGTAGGCCGTTGCCTGAGTTAATGATAAATGTCGGCGGGCATCGCAAGTTCTCTAGCGTTTCGATAGTAGCTGCAACCGAAAAATCATGTTCATTGCTGCGCGGCGGATCAATATCGACATGGATATAGCGAGCCGCAACAATATCGCTTTTCTTGGGCTTTTGATCGAACCCATTGCGCACACGATTAACGGTCCAATAGATATTAAACCCATTGGCGTTCTTTCCCTGCGCCCACTCAACCGCAGACTCGATATGCTCCCCAAAATACTTACCATGTACATCGGGACGCGACTTATGAATCGCAACGAGGTGTATCTGATCCAGGTGCGATAGAAACTGTGACATACCCTCGTGATCGAAGGCATGGGCGGTAATCTTTGCCATGCTTACTTGCCCTCAATATGCTTTGCAATCCGCTCAAGCGCCTTGGCACTGTACCCAGGATCGCGCTCAATGCAAATCCACTTGCGCCCGCAGTTCTCCGCTGCAATCGCCGTAGTGCCGGAGCCTGCGCAGTTGTCCAGCACAGTATCGTCGGGGTTGGTGTAAGTGCGAATTAGGTACTCAAATAGCGCTACGGGCTTTTGGGTTGGGTGAATTGTCCCGCGCTCAACCACGCCAAAATCAATGACCTGCTTTGGGTAGCGCTTCCCATCGTTGTCATTTCTAAAATTGGTATAAGCACCATAGCTGCCTGTCATGCTATTGGTTCCGGCATGGTTTTTGCCAGCTTTGTCTTTGTAAGGGGTTCCTTCAGTCATTTGCGGATTGTAAGTACACTGCTTATCGTAGAAAACCAAAATATCTTCTTTATCGCGCATGGGCATACGCTTTGCATTCAGATGTCCGGTGCCCTTCGGCTTGCGCCACGTCCAATCATACTTAAACATTTTTGGTTGTGACATCACTAGGGCGCTGGTGAACGGTTGGGCTGCGGTCAGGACAATGGCCGCATTATCCTTGCAAACCCATTCATATGATGCCCAAAGATCGCCCAACGGCAGAACGCTATCCCACTTATTTTGCGTAGTCCCATACGGCAAATCGCACAGCACCATATTCACGCTACCATCGGGAATCTCGCTCATCGCATCAAAGCAATCTGCCTCGATCCAGCGCCCGTTAGGAAAATCGGTAATCATGTTTCCTCCAATCACAAAAAAATTGCCCGCCCCAAGCGTATCAGGGCGGGCTAGTCATGTCCATAGGGTTTTTGGTTAGTCGGATACCGGCAAGGCGCGAATAGCGGCGGCAATAATCAGCGCATTAGCCTTCGCAGCCTTGCCATTCTCATCAGTGCGAGCCTCATTCATCGCCACCCCCGCCGCCCGCTCGCGCATGGCTGCGGCTTCTGCGTCGGCGAAATCTAATAGCACCCGCGTCAATAACTCATGCGACAACGTAGGGGCGAGCCGGGTCTGTCCGTCACCCATGCCAACTGGCTTTCCCGTCAGCAGCGTCTGCGCAACCTCCCGCGCCCTTTCCTCCCGCGTCACGACAGGTCCTCCGCTTGGGCGCGCAAACAGGCTGCGGTTAAGGCGAGGGCGGGGGTGGTAGCCTTTGCTTCCGCCTTGCCGTCCTTGCTGCCGCCATGCCCCCAGACCATGCGTTTACCGAACCGCTCTATCGACGTGCCGACCATTGACACGCTTGACTGCGCAGCCGTCACGTTATCTGCGCCTTCTGGTGTCGCGGGCCACATTGATATGCGGTCGATCGCCCACCCCTCCGGCACCAGCGTCATCGCACTGTCGAGTGAAGCGGTGTAGGGCTTTGGATCAACCCTCTTGTCTAGCCATCCGCCGCCGAATGGCGCGGGCCTGTCTTCGACAAATCGTGCCAAACCCAATTCGTTCTCGATCAGGCAATCAAGCCTTCGATCCGGCCCCGACAGCTTCTCCACGGCCTCAGCCAGCGCCAGCAGCTTGCTCCGATCGGTCATGCCACGTACTCGAACTTGGGAGCAATCACATTGCCAAGCCGGACATCGCGATAAATGGGCAGAATATTACGCCGTTCCTCCATGGTCAGCGCCACCCATTCCTTATCCGTATAGCTATTGCCGCATGGCAGCGTCATTTTCCAGTTTTTCATCCCATCTCTCCCATCTTGGCACGCAGCGCCATCGCTGCGCTCTCTGCATTGGGCGCAATAACGCATAGTTCGCGCATGCCGTCAAGCTTGATCGCCCACAAGTTCGACATGTCGTGGCAACGCACGTCCTCCTGCTCGATGCCCATAGCTTTAGCCAATGCCTTCTTCCGCTCGATATAAGATTGCTTCATACGCCTAATCCCCATGTACGCCGCAATGCGGCAATTGCCTTTTTCATCGTGTCCGCCACCGATTGATGACTGACGCCCCTAACCTTCGCTATCTCGCTGTTGTCCTCGCCCGCCAATGCCATGTGCAACGTATCCGACATAGCAGGACTTGCAGGCTTCATGGCCCGTCCGCCGAACACCATAAGCCCGCTTACAGCCGCACGCAGCCTAGCCGCATCCACAACCCGTTCAGCATCGCCCTCTGTAACTAGTGCGGCTTCCAGTACATCCTCGCTCACTACGTCGTCGCTTACCGTCTCCACGGCCTTGCGCTGCGGGTTGAGCATATGCCAGCACGCGCGCTTCACGATCATGCGCAGCCATGCCCAGAACGGGCGCACGCCATCGAAGGCTTCGCGTGACCGCCACGCCTCCATCCAGGCGTTTTGCGCGGCGTCCTCCACATCGGCACGATCGCCCATGATCCCACGCGCCCACTTTAGCACGGTTTGCGAATGCACTCGGTACGCAGATTCAAACTCGGATGCGGTGATACCCATCAGTAAGGGATATCCGCTTCGGTGCATGGCTTCTTATATTCCTCAGCCACCGCCAGACACACCTCGCCATACAGCCATTCGACAAATGCGTACATATCCTCCGGTGGACAATTGGCATAGTCGAACCCACGCAGTTCTTCCATATTTGGCCGCACGACTGCCCGCACCGCATCGCGCTCCATGCTGTTAATCTTCACAACCTTCCCTTTCCTCGCATGTAGCACGCCCATGCACGCCATTGAACAGGTATGCACTACGGGCGTGCGTAACTCTGGATCGCTATAGCCGAAACCACGTCCGGCACGCCCGCAGTGGCATTGGTTCATTAATGCAGAACCACCGCATTGTTAATGCCATCTTCGTCAAGAAGGATGTTCATAAATCCATCCTTAACGGAGAAGCCCTCAATCGGGCCAACAATCATGACTTCGCCACCTGGATTGCATCCGGCCTCCCATGCGTTTGCCACGGGATCAGGGCCATAGCAATAACAGCCGCCAATCCAGCGCTCACCCTCCGGCTTGTTTTCGTCTACAAAGCTAAGATAGTACATTTCCATCATACTTCCTCCTTAATATGCCTTGCCGCCTTCAGCCTTGCGGTTTTCCGGCTTGTGGTCCGTGCGATGGGCGTTATACGTGCGCTTTTCCGCAATCGCCCCGCCAAGGTCAAGGCTCAGCCACCCAGCAATATCGAAAATACGGATGCAGGCATCTGCCAACTCAACCTCGATCATCTTCCGATGCGGTAGTTTGTCGTCCATCAAGTCCTTGCGATGGCCCTCCATGGCTTCGCTGATTTCGCTATGCACAAGGCACAGCAGTTCGCCCATGTTGCGCTTCAGCGGCTCGCCCGTATGCAGGTCGTGCCACCAACCTGCATCAATGTTCGCAAGATGGATGTTATCACAAAGCTGATTGATGGTGCGACGATCCCAATCGGGCATCACATCAACCACTTCATCCCATCCGTTACCGTATTTATTCACGCCGCTTCCTCCTGCTCGCCAAAATCAAAATCTACAATATCAACGTACTTCCCATTCGGGCGCACCTTGATGGCTACGGGCTTACGCAATTCCGCCTTCCGTGTCAACGCATCCTCGACACTGGCGGGAATGGGCCGGTTGCCGCGCACCGCCCACCATCGTTCTGCTTTCTGCCGTGCATAACCCGTATGATCGAAGCACTGCCATTCGTAGCTAAAAGTCATTCCGTGCTGGTACGTGACCTTCATGCTATCCGGCTTGCCCATCTTACGATGCAGTGAGTACGACACATCCTTGATGGGCAACCAGCGCGCCTCGATATGGGCGCTAAGGATGGGCGCGTTGCTCGCCTTCTCCAATAGTTGCACTTCGTTGGGCGGGAACTCATGCCCGCAATAGGCGCACTGGCGGACACCTGCGAACACGCTCTCGCCGCAGCCGGGACATTCTTTTTGCGGTGCCTCGCCTGTACCAGCCGTGCCGCCATAGTATTTCTTGCCCGTGATCTGATCCAGTGGGCCATGCCGCGCGGCATTTCCTGCAAAGTCACCAATAAGGCAGTCTGGCTTTGGGCCATAGGCAATCGATCGTTTGCGGGCATCAGCGCCATCGGCGGTCAACCCAGGGTCAAATCCATCTTCATACCGGACGCGCGTTCCCCGCCCGCAAATCTGAATCCACAGCCCAGCGCTATCAGTAGGGCGTCGGACGCCAAGGAAGTTAGTCTTCGGGAAATCCGCACCCACCGTCAGCATGTCGGCATTAGTTACCGCGTGAATATGCCCTTCCTCATATCCCTTGTACACATCCTCAATCTCGGCATCGTCCATGTCGCTGTGCACGTAGCGCGATACCACACCCACCGCGTTCAGCGCTTCAGACATGGAGATAGCGTTCTTCACACCCGGCTCGAAAACAAGCCAGTGTTTACGGTCGAACGCCATGCTAACCATCTCCTCCGCGTGGCGCATAATCAGGTCGTGATCGTTCGCGGCGGCGGCGATGGCGGATTGGTTGAACTCGCCCATGCTGCGCTTCACGCCCTCGACGCTAACGCGTTCTTTGCTTGCCGCCGTGATGATTGGGCACAGCCAGCCAAGGTCAATTGCCTCCTGCAAGCCCAATTCATACGCCACACCATCGCACAGCGCGCCCTCCCCTTCATCAAGCCGCCCGGTATCGGTGCGGAACGGCGTAGCGGTCCACATCACAATTTTCATATCCGGGTTAATGATAAACAAGTCGCTAAGCAGCTTGCGATACATTCCCGTATCTTTGTGGGGTATAAGCTGCGCCTCATCGATGCAAATTAGGTCCACGCGCTGTAGCTTGTACGCCTGCTTCCAAATCGACTGGATAGACGCACAAACAACTTGCCCGTGCAGCTTCTTTTG